TATTCCGGGTAGTTTATATTTTAATGGCTCAAATACTACACTAACGCCATCAAATAGTTCTATTTTTGGTTTTAGTACAAATGATTATACCGTTGAATTTTGGATGTATCCTTATACAACACCGGTTTCTAATATGTATGAAGGTCGTGGTTCTGGAGGTACTGGAAATCAAGTACATCTTGCTTTCAATGGTTCTAATCAAGTTGCTTTAGGTTATGCTGGTTCAGATAGTCGAATTGTAACAGCAAACACTATAACAACAAATACTTGGTATCATGTTGCTGCAACAAGACAAGGAACAAACGTAAAACTTTTTATTAATGGTTCAATTCAAGGAACAGCAACAGATTCAACCAATTTAAGTGCTGCGGCTCCTTTGATTGGTGCATATAGAACAAGTGGAACTACATATAACTTCAATGGTTTAATGACAAATATTCGTGTGGTGAATGGTACTGCAATGTATACGGCAAACTTTGCGCCACCAACAACATCAATAGTACCAACAGCAAACACAGTATTGTTATTAGACGCATACACACAACAACCTTTTGTGGATTCCAGTAGTTATAATTTAACATTTACAAATACTGGAGTGACATCAAGTACATCAACACCAATAGTTGTAAATCCTTTATTAAGTATTTCTAATACAGGCACAATGCTTGTTAACGGACAGTTTGATGAAATTTTTCTTTCTTATAATCCCGGTGTTGTTAGTAGTAATTTAGCTTTAAATTTAGATGCTGCAAATACTTCTAGTTATTCTGGTTCAGGCAACACTTGGACAGATTTAACTGGTAATGGTTATAATTATACATTACAAGGTAGTCCATCATTCAATAGTGCTCAAGGTGGTTCAATAGTACTTACGGGTTCACCGCAATATATTTCAGGTCCAATTTTTCCTACTGCATTATTTACAGGCAAATTTACGTATGAAGTTTGGGTTAATCCAAGCAGTACATCTGGTGTTATACTAACCGAAAATACCACCGGTACTAGTACTATGAGTGGCTGGTTTGTTTCTCTTATGGAATTGGATGCTGGTTCTGTCAATATTGGTTTTTGGGCAGGTTCAGCAGTTCATATAACCATAGGAACAGTCACAACTGGAAATTGGTATCAAATAGTAATGACGTATGATGGAACTACATTAACAGGTTATATAAATGGTGTGTTAGGTTTGAGTAGTGTGTTAGCCAAACAATACGGTGGATATGGAATTCCTATTGCAGCTTCTTCAGGAACAAATTTTGGTACTACTACATATTTTGCAGGTAATTTGAGTTCAGTTAAATTCTATAACAGAGCACTATTATCAACAGAAGTAGCTCAAAACTTTACCGCACTTCGTAATAGATACGGCATTTAATAACGAATAAATAAAACACTATGGCAAAATTATTATCAAACACAAGAGTTTATGGAACAGCAAGTATCGACACATCATTAACTGTTGGTGTCGTTAATCCAGTTGTATCTACCAGTAACACTACAGGTTCTTTAGTGGTTGGTGGAGGCGTTGGTATTTCGGGTAACTTAGTTGTTTCTGGAGCGCTAACTACAAATACAACGTCTTTAATTATGTGTGCTGGATTACCATCAAATAATACTTTACCATCAGGAGCTAATACAGTTGTACCTTTAGTTTCTCAATATGACCCAAATGGTTGGTGGAAAACATCAAGTAATACTGCTATTCCTGGTGTTGCTGGTTGGTACCATGTTTCTGCTCAGGTTTGGTGGAATAGTAGTAATAATAATACAGGACAAATAAATTCACAAGTTCAAAAAAATGCTAGTACTGCATCAATCAACCAAGCTAATAACATCAACATAACAACAACTGCTGGATTAACAACAACACATTCAACTTTAGTTTATTGTAATGGTTCAACTGATGCCATAGGATTAACGGCATACACTAATGCAACAAGTCAACAAATAGCACCAGGTACAATAACGGGTGGTTTAAGTTCCGGAACATTCTTACAAATATACTTTGTAAGGTGATATAGACAAGTTATAAATACCTCCATATTAGGAGGATTTCATGGCAACAATTACATCCAGACAAGATTTCACAACATACTGCCTACGTAGGTTGGGCTTTCCTGTTATCGAAATTAACGTGGATCCTGACCAAGTTCAAGACCGTATTGATGACGTACTTCAATATTGGCAAGATTATCATTTTGATGGACTTCAAAAAGTCTATTGGATTCATTATATTACACAATCTATCTTAATGGCAAACTTAAAATCTTTACTCATCAAGTGATATAAATACTATGGCAGCAACTTCATTAACGCCAACATTTTAGGAGAAAATAATGGCAAATACAGTAAATACATTGGCAACTTTAGCCAATACCGAGTGGACTTATACCCACACCATCAAAAGCCTCAAAGTTAGAGATGTAACTATATCTGGTAATGTATATCCAAACACAGTTATTCAAACTTATTGGGATTATACCGCAGTAACTCCAGCAAATCAAACAGGTACTTTCTCTGGTGCAACTCCATTTACTTTAACAGCAAATGATACAGGTGAGTTCATTCACTTCAATCAATTACAGGAAGCGAATGTTTTGAGCTGGATATATAATAGTATTACTGGTTCTTATGCTGACCACATTAATGAAAAAATTAATGAACAGATTAATAATCAGATTAATATTATTTCTGAACCTGCTTTACCGTGGGCTAATACAAGCAACACTTAATATAATTTTTTAACATAGGAGTTTTGATATGAATGACCAAGTTCAACAACAAGAACAAACTGTTACCATTACAGTTACCATCAATGAATTGAATACAATGATTGCTGGTTTAGATGAATTACCACACAAATTTAGTCGTGGTTTGATTGATAAAGTTAGTAATCAAGCAAGAGAGCAACTTCAACCTGCTCAACCAGATGGTCCTCTAGGTTCAAAAGTAATTCAATAATATAAAACCACGTTTCTCCTATTAGATAAATAGTATAATAATAGGAGAAACTGATGGCAACAATTACTAATCGGAACGATTTTAAAACTTATTGTTTAAGAAGATTAGGTTTCCCGGTCATTGAAATCAACGTAGATGATGACCAAGTGGAAGACCGTATCGATGATGCCTTACAATATTGGCAAGATTATCACTTTGATGGACTACAAAAAGTCTATTACATTAAAGGCTTACAACAATCTGATATCGACCAAAGATACTTAGATTTAAGTAATTCTACCGATGCTCAGAATAACCCAATGGAAATTGTTGGTGTTACTCGTATATTCCCGGTATCTGACTCACAAGCAACTGTCAATATGTTTGACCTCAGATATCAATTACGTTTAAATGAGTTATACGACTTCACCTCCGCATCGTACATCAACTATACTTTAACACAACAACACTTACGTTCTCTAGAAATTATGTTCACTGGAGAAGTTCCTATTCGCTTCCAAAGACATATGCAAAGACTTTATATTGATTGGGCATGGGGCGACCAAGAAGCACCAGTTGGTACAGTTGTAGTTGCCGAAGCGTATGCAGCCATTAATCCAGATGTTTATAATCTGGTATGGAATGACCGTTGGTTGAAAGAATATGCTACACAACTCATTAAGAGAAGTTGGGGTAATAATCTTTCTAAGTTTGCTGGTCTACAATTACCAGGTGGTGTTACATTAGATGGCAAGACCATTCAAAAAGAAGCTACCGATGAAATCGAAAGATTAGAAAAAGAGATGGAAATGAATTATGGGGCCCCGCTTGAATTCTTTTTAAATTAAGTAATAACTTCAATGGTGCTCAAATGTCCTTGTTGTATAAATAAGTTATAACAAGGAGGATTTATGAAAGTTTATTGTATAGAAAACAAAATAGATGGTAAAAAATATGTTGGTATAACTAGAGGAGAAATTGAAAGAAGGTTTAAACAACATAAAACTATTACTAAAACAAAAAATAGTTCAAATAAAAGTCATATACACAATGCAATGGCTTTATATGGCGTAGAAAATTTTATAGTGTATGAATTGGATCGTGCAGAAACTAAAGAAGAATTATTTGAAAAAGAAAAAGAATGGATTAAAAAATTAGATTCTAAAAATAATGGTTACAATGAAACAGATGGTGGTGAAGGTACTTTTGGATGGAAACCAACAGAAGAACAAAAAAAACAAAATAGTGAAAGAATTAAAAAAGTAATGGAAAACGAAGAACATAGAAAATTACTTTCAGAAAAATCCAAAAATTATTGGAATAGTTTAACAAAAGAAGAACAAAATAAAAAACGTGAACAATTTAATAAAACTAAAATTGGTAATCAATACGCAAAAGGTAAACATTGGAATTTATCCAATGAAACTAAAAACAAAATGAGTAAATCAAAAATAGGTATTCCAAAGTCAGAAGAATATAAAAAACAAATGAGCCTATCACGACAAGGAAAATTAAATCCTAATTATGGAAAAAAACATTCACCTGAAACAATAGAAAAAATGCGCCAATCAGCTATATTAAGGCACCAAAGAAAGTTAGGCATTTAATATGGCTACAAATCACTATTTCAATAACTACGGAAGTCTTCCTGAACAAAGAATCATAGAAGATTTAATTGTAGAATCCATAAAAATTATGGGTTTTGATTGCTATTACCTACCTAATGATAATGACCAAGCTCGTGATTTATTGTTTGGTGAAGATCCTGTTAAGAAATTTAAATCATCTTATCCAATAGAACTCTATCTTTCTAACTCATTAGAATACGGTGGCGAAAGAGAATTCTTTTCTAAGTTTGGTTTAGAGATTAAAAATACTGTACAAGTAATTATTTCAAAGAGAACATTCTCACAACGAGTACCACAAAATACTTTTACAAGACCAATGGAAGGTGATTTAATTTATATTCCATTTTTAAACGGTACTGGTGAATTGTTTGAGATTAAATTTACAAATCAAACTAAAGACTTCTTTATGTTAGGCAGAAAAGTACCTTACTTCTATGAATTAGAATTAGAGAAGTTCAAGTATTCACAAGAAATTATCAATACTGGTACGGCAGATATTGATGCCGTTGTTACAGATTCAGCATACACTTTACACCTCAATCTTGGCACAGGAACAGGAACATATGCAATTGGAGAAATCGTATATCAATCAGCAGACTCAACATATGCAAACGCTAATAGCGTTGCTGTTGTTCAATCCTGGATTCCTTCTTCTAGCACACTTTCTGTATCCAATATTGCCGGTGAATTTATTGATAATAAACTCATTATTGGATACACAAGCAACGCACAATACACGTTAAGTACTTTTGATCCTTTGGCTAATCCATCAAACAAAGAAAATTATGATAATGCTTATATTGCAAATTCATTTTCTACGATTGTTGATTCATCAGAAACAAATCCATTTGGAAGTATATAATGTCCAATTATAATCACATCATTCGTAAACTAACGGTAGGTTTTGGTGATTTGTTTAGTAACATCACATTAGTTCGTTACAATCCAGATTTAACTGAAGCGGAAAGATTTATTGTTCCTATTGCATATGCACCAAAAGAATTATATGTGCAGCGTATTGAGAGTGATTACAACTTGGATAAAAAAGTTCAAATGACTTTACCAAGACTTTCGTATGAAATGACTGGTATGAGTTATGATTCTACTAGAAAACAAATTACCAATAATAAAAATTTTTATAAAACTAGTTCAGGTATTGTATCACAATATAATCCAGTTCCTTATAATTTTAATTATTCTTTATATTTGTATACAAGAAACATTGAAGATGCTCACCAAATTGTTGAACACATTTTACCATATTTTGCACCAGATTACACAATCAAAATTAATCTTATTCCTGAATTAGGTGTAATCAAAGAAATACCTATCGTATTGAATACAACTAACTTTGACATCACTTACGAAGGACCAAGAGATTCTGATACAAGAACAATTATTTGGACTTTAGATTTTACAGTCAAAGGATTTATATTTGGTGCAACAAATACTCCAAATATTATTCAAACTTCTATCACTAATATATTAAGTGGTATTACTGCAACAGATATGATTAATTTTAATATGTCCTCATTGGGTATTGGTACATATCAACAAGGAGAAATTGTTTATCAAGGTTCTTCAATTTCATTATCAACAGCAACAGCAAAAGTTGTTAGTTGGTCTCCTTTAAATAATCAATTAACTTTAACAAATGTTAATGGCAATTTTATTTCAAGTGAACCTATTATTGGTGTGAAAACAAATGCTAACTATATATTTAATTCATATCAAGTACAACCTAGAAATATGTCACAAGTTGTTGTTTCGGGCGCCACTTATGAAGATTTATACTTAGAAACAGGATCAGAAGATTTGTTTGCTGAAACAGGTTCAGAAGATTTATTTACTGAAGTAGCACCAGCAACAGCAAATGTTTATACATATAATACCAGTGTAACTGAATTGCCGGCAAGTTCTGTATATCCACTCACTTAACCTAGAGTCTTAAAATGTCAAAAACTTTACAATTTAAAAGATACCCAACATCAACATTATCATCAACAACTGGTGCTAATGGAGAAATTATTGTTGATACTACTTTAAAAACTTTAACTGTCCATGATGGTGTAATGCCAGGCGGTTCAACACTTGTTTCTAATAACAATTCTGCTAACTTGGCACAAATTGGTATTACAGGCAATATATGGGATGTTGGACATATTGTTGTTGGTGATGTAATCACTAGTGCTAACATTAATAACGTAGTTAATTTTAACTCAAATCAAACTCAAACTTCTTTTGCAAAAACTTTAAACATAGTTGATGCAAACGCTGGTTTTAAAGTTATTAGAACAAACGGAAATCCTTCAATAGAACTTTCTCAATGGGATAATACATTATCAACTGAAATTTCAACATATGATTTACAAATAAACAATAATATATTTCAATTAAGGAGTAAACAATTAAATTATACTGGTACATTAACAAATAACGTTGTTGTACAATTTACTGCAAATACTGGAACAGGAACACAATCCGTATCACCAACTACTGGTGCAATGATTGTTCGTGGTGGTGTTGGTGTCAATGGTAATTTAAATGCAAGTAATACAATATATGCAAATACTGGTATTGGTTATCCAACTGGAACTGGAAATACTGTTACACAAACAACAAGCAGAACATCAACAGTATTCGTAAATACTCCGACAGGTCAAATAACTTTGTTTAACCAAGCAATGGCACCCCAAACATCAAATACATTTATTATTGGAAATTCTTTTATTGGCGCAAATGACTTTATTTTATTAAATCATTTTAGTGGCGGTACACTTGGTGGCTATCATCTTGCAGCTAATACATCAACAGGCCAAGCAAACGTAACAATTAGAAATGTAACAACTTCAACGTTAACTGAAGCACCAGTAATTCAATATGTTGTAATTAAAGCTGCAGCAACCTAAAATTTAATTTATGAATAATCTTGATAAAAATTTAAGTGAAGTTTTTGATGTGAATCCAATTGGTACACCAGAACCAAAAAAACAGGTTTTGCCAACTCACTATAAAAAACCAGATATCGAAGAAGATTTAACTGATGCTTACCAGCAATCAAAAGAAAATCTTCAAGCTATACTTGACCAAGGCCAAGAAGCAATGCATGAGATTTTAGAAATTGCTAAGGCAGGTCAACATCCAAGAGCATTCGAAGTATATGCTACACTATTAAAAAACGTGACTGAAG